TTAGCACTCATTTCTTTATCAAGTGGCATTAAATATCGGTGTTTACCTTTTGTATAAAAAATTGTCGCATTAGGGTCTAAATGTTTTTTAACTGCTAATATTGTTTGCTTGATTCCTTTACTATGCACAGATTTTGGGTGTGTTTTTTTGCCATTTATTATAAAAGCACCCATTGTGTTTGCATTTTTTAAACCGTCATAAATCCAATTTGTTGCTTGATAAATTCCACCATGATGATTTTGGTCAGCATCAGCATAAAATACAACCAAACGCAATTCTGGCGATTGTTTTTTTAAAAACTTTAATGCAAAAGATAAAATTTTACTGACAGGTGTTTCATGTTTTCGCAATGCAATTCTTACTAATTCACATCCTTCATCAGCATTTAAACCAAATGGCTTTAACATATTGTTGTTAGCACCACGTCCAAAAATTACACAACCAATAAAATTATTTTTTTCCCAAGCACCAACTTTAACAAGTTTTCCTACAGGAATTACTTTACTGTAATGCCAGTTTTCACAAGCATATTTAGCAGCCTCATGGCTTGCCCAATCAATTTTTAAATCAAGCTTGTCTTGATCAAATTCTTTTCCACAATGAGGGCAAACAATCCATTTAGGGTCTAATTGATCTAACTTGCCTTGATCGTCTTCACTTGCTGCATCAAAATTAGGTGTTTTTAAAGCATTAATATCGTCAATTGTAAATCCAGTAAAGCTAAGATCAAATCCTGCTTCTTTTAATTCGTCAATTTCAATTGCCAACATTTCACTATCCCAGCCAGCATTTAGCGCCAGCTTGTTGTCGGCAATAATGTAAGCCCGTTTTTGGCTTTCAGTCATATGGCTTAACTCAATAGTTGGAACTTTTGTTTCACCCAACTTGTGTGCTGCTAACACCCTGCCATGACCAGCAATGATGCCGTTTTCACCATCAATCAAAATTGGATTTGTCCAACCAAATTCTTTAATTGATGCGGCTATTTGAGTAACTTGCTCTGCACTATGTGTGCGACTGTTGCGAGCGTAAGGAATTAAATCCTCTGTTGCTTTGTATTGAATTTTAATCATTGATTGCCTTTATTGTCTTTTCATGTGCATTTTGCCACATTTGTTGACGTTGTTGTTTACTTAGTTTAGCACCTTGATCTATTTCCCAATGGCACGTTTGGCACAATGCCGCCACCAAATTGTCATCAGCTTTAATGCCCCTGCCTTTGCCGCCACCCCAATTAGTATGTGCTGCTTGCACCATTTCCCCGCTACCGCAATGCTGACAGTCTAGCAAGGCTACACGCTTTAGCAATGCTTTGTCTCTGACATATATGTGTTTAGGATACATCAATACCCTTTAACGCTGCCCAGGCCAATAAAAATTCTATAAATTCGCTGCTCTCGGCTGTCGTAAATTTGTGGCTTTGTAGGCCAAGCTGCACGATTCTTTCCCCATCCAGGCTCGGGCAAACTTTGCCAATCTTGCGGTCTGTGTCGTGCGCCCACTGGTCAACCAGCAATCTTTTCCAGTCATCTGCTGTCCAGGTGCTGCCTGCCACCGCCATTTGTTTGCTGATTTTGCCGATCAAACTGTGAAACATTGCGTTTTGTTCCACGCTGCGCCTGCTCTGCTTGATTTCAATTGTCATCTTGTGGCCTGCCATCAGCATTGATTTCAACGTAGGCCAGATCACGGTCATCATTTCTCTGTGGGCCTGGACAGGCTCCCATACTGCAATCTTCATTTCTTTTCCACCTGCGGTTTTCTAGAAATGCTTTGAAATGCAAATTGCTGCGGCTCTTTGTACCCACAATTTAAAGCGTGTTTGTTTGCTTCATGCAATCCAGAATATGCCCAATTACAAAGCGTACAAACATAATATGGGGGATTGCCTAACGCATCTAGCTTACGTTCAATCATATTATTTCCTTTATTAAAACATCCACGCCAGCATTTATTGCATAACGCTTAGTTGAGTGCAAATTAACTATTTGGTCATCATCTTGGTAAACAATCCCGTTCATGCCATCCATGAAGGATTTGACAACATTGTCCAGGTCTGGCTTTTTGCATGGCCTCTCCAAGCCACTTAAACACGCCTCAGTGCGTTTTTTAGAGTAGGACTGGGGCACAGGTAGCCTAACGTAAATAAAAGCCTCTAGCGCCGTTTTAAGCGGTTCACTGCTTCCCATTGCTTGTAGCGCATAAAACCGTATTTGGTCTTCGTAGGTTGCGGTGGCGGCATCGGTGTAGGTTTTAACAAAATTACCCCGCCGTGCAAATCGTGGCCTGCCCTTCCCGCGGGGTGGCCCTGGCACTTCAAAACAGATTTGCATCATTTCATGGCCTTAATTTTTTTGTGAATCATCAGCGTTATTCCTGGAAAATCCTGTTCCAGTTCGGCAAACCGTTGCACCAGGTAATCCCGTCGCCCATCTTTCTGCGCTTGGTCGCCACCAGCTAGTGCCATCTCCGCATACGTCTGGGTCAATGTCTCCAACCAGGCCAAGTGCGGTTGTGATGTTTGCGTAGGTGTGGTTTTGTCCATCTCGCACTTCGTCTAGCAATTTGTGAGCATCAAAGTAATTCACCATTTCTCCTTGTTGTACCAAGCGCTGACTGTCGCCACGCCAGGACTGTTTTTGTCTGCCAGATATTGCTGATAAGTCTTGGTGTTGCCGTGTTTCGGCTGCTGCCATTGGTGATGGCTGCATTTTGGTACCTGCCCGTCAATCCTGACGCTCCAGCGGCTGATGCACCCGTCCACGTTGCAAAGCAAATCAGATTTGCCCTCGGGGATTTCCTCTTTTTTAAAGTTAGTGAGCGCCATGATATTTTCCTTCGACTATTTTTGCAAAATTGCTGGGTTTGAGAATCCACTCTAAATCAGCAGCAAACGCTCGCCCGTCTTTGCTGTTCACCTTGCCAACCAAGAATTTTGATTGGCCGATATGCCGAAAAAATTCAGCCCACCACGCTAATACATCTTTGCTGTCAATTGGCTTGGTCTGCGCTAGTTCTGTAGCCACCTCCCGCCAGCGTTGTCTCAAATAGCCTTGCCGGGTAGCGTTCCAGACCTCGACTTTTCGCAGTGTCGGCAGGTGTTTGTGGTAAAGGTCTTTAACTCCCTGGTGGTCACAATCAGGAATTTTTACCTCTGGGCCAGTGTCAGGTGGACATATATGTGTTTCTTTTGAAGATGAAGATGAAGATGAAGATGAAGATGAAGATGAAGGGGTTGGAATTTGTTTATCCTCGTTTCCAACCTTAGGGTTATCCTCAAGGTTAACCTTCAGTGCTGGATTGCCACCTAGCTTTCCACCCGCTGCACGAATTTCTCTTAGGCTTTCGTCTCTGACCATGCGCTTAGAAAAAATAGTACCGTCAAGCAATGAGTCAAAAACACCAGACTGGCCCAACTCATTCAACCAACCTTCAACGTCTTGTAAAGCAGCACCTGCCATGCTTGCAAGGTTTGTCGGAAGGATAACCTTGTTGCCAACCTTAAGGTGTCCGTATGGATTACCTTCGTGCATGTAGCAAATCATGTCAATCCACAATCCCCTGGCACCCATTGAACAAGATCGCAAGGCAGTGTCTCGCAGCCAGTCGGCTGGATAAAATTGAAACGATGGTCGCTTCATGTCTCACCCCATTCTTTTGTGCCACAAACCTTTAAAACAAGGAATCTTTGGTCAACATAAATGCCTGCAAGCCTTGTGGCCTCATGCATAGCATCTTCAAAAGAGTTGTGATAACAAGTAAATTTAAAAGACTTTGTCGATTTTGATTGCCGCATAACGACAAACTTCGATGCAATGTTTTCTAAAGGAATGTCGCCAATGAGTTTTGGCTTTTTAAGCGTTAGTGTTGCCACTGTTTAACCTTACTGATGTAGGTTGCCGATACTTGAACACTGATGGCAGGACGGTATCAGAATCGTCTTTTCGGGAGCTACCCTAGCCGTGTGAATTGAATTTTACATCACAAATTACCCTGAACGCAAGATTTTCATTTGCCAAATGCGCTTTTTATAACTTACCAAACCACTCAGGCCTGCTTGCCTGTAGCTGCGCTAAACGCTTGTCTGGCAATTTGCGCCACTGTGTAACCGCTGCTCTGGTCACTCCCAGGATGCGGCTCAACATTGCCTTGCTGCCAGCTTTCGCAATGGCGTCTTGCAAGGTCTTTGTGTGAGCTTGGGTGAGATGGTCGAGCGTGTGCATCCGGCTATTGTACACCATTTCCTTAGCATCTTTTATATAAAAAAGTTTGGTTTTTTACGTTCTAAATAACAATTCTGTATAAAAAAAGATAAAAAAAAACTTGCAAGGTTAAGAAAATGGTTTACAATAGAGTCATTCCCCAGCAACATCGCATAGGGGTCTTTTTAGGAACCATAATGACATTTCAAAAAGCACTAGACAAATTGCCAGATGGCACAGGCTTTGATGCCTACATCCATAAGACAGTGGAAGACCTCTGCTGGATATGCCTGCATGAGCTAGACCTTCATGCAGAAGGCGAGTATTTTGTGCCAATGGCACTGCGTAAAAAGTACCTGGCATTTAACAAAAAATGGGGTTTTTATGTTAATGAAGCACAAGCAATGTTTGACGCTGGCAAAAGCGTAACCAAAGCTGACTGCTATATGTAATCACAACGGGGCTACGGCTCCAGAAAGGATACATCGTGGAAGACTATGACGATGACGTGGCAGCTTACATGGCTGACGATGAGCCTGGCGAATACGATGCTGGCATATGTCCAGCTTGCTCGGGCAGCGGTGAGGGTGAGTTTGACGGTGCCGTGTGCTCAGTGTGCCGTGGCAGAGGTGAGGCATGAACTGGCTGGCTGCGGGGCTGGTGGCCCTGGTGCTTGGCACTAGCCATTACCTAGACTGGCCTTCAGAGATCGAGGCAGCGCAGGATGCTGTGGCAGCTTACAAGGCGGCTAAAACTGACCAGGAGCGCCAGCAGCGCTTTGAGGCAGCAGTACAGCAGATTTGCGGTGAAAACGCAGGCTGGCGGTTACTTGCTGATAACGCTGTGCAGTGCTTTACCCATCGTGGATACAAAACTAAAAAGGTGACGCTATGAAAATTGACGCAACTATCGAAGAGATTAACAAGATTGCCAATCGTGCTTATGCCGGAGCAGAGCCTGCCGACAGGCTGGCGTTTGAGTGTGGGATGCTAATTAGTGCATTAAAAGAAATGTCCTGCTTGTTGGAAAACGCTCAGGAACGGTGCAAAGAATTGGAAATTGAACTTACTTACAAGGAATTGATATGAAAATTTACAAAGCAATCAATGCGGTTCAAACCGAACTGTCAACCATTGGCATCACAAAAGACCGCACCAACTCGCAAGGGTCTGGCTACAAATTTAGAGGGATTGACGATGTGTACAACGCTATCAGCCCACTGTTGGCTAAACACGGGCTTTGCATTTTGCCAAGAGTTTTGACCCGTGAATGTGTTGAGCGCATCAGCAAATCAGGCGGTGCATTGTTCTATGTTACGGTGGAGGTTGAATTTGATTTTGTTTCGGCAGAGGATGGCAGCAAACACACTGTCAAAACTTTTGGTGAGGCAATGGATAGCGGGGACAAAGCCACAAACAAAGCAATGAGTGCGGCTTATAAATATGCAGCGTTCCAGGCATTTAGTATCCCTACTGAATCAGACAATGATGCTGATGCTGTTACCCATCTTGTGCAATCAACCGAGGAAACCATTAAAGCAATATTGGCAGACATTGCTGAGTGCAAAACTCATGATGAATTGAAAGGGGCTTTTTACAATGGGATTAGAGCAGCAGGCAATAACCCAGTTGCCCGTGAACAAATCACTAAAGCCAAAGATGCAAGAAAGGCAACACTGTGAGCATCCTGTTTAGAGCCAGCGCATTGAGCGCAATCATGACCGATGGCAAGGGTAAAGATGAGTTGTCTGTTGGGGCTAAAACCTACGTCACAAAACTGGCAAAGGAAATGATTTACGGGTATGACGAAAAAGTCAGCAGCAAGTACATGGACAAAGGGCTGGCAGTGGAAGACGAATCTATTGACCTGTACAACGCTGTTCACCTGACCAGTTATGTCAAAAACACTGAGCGCAAAACAAACGATTGGATAACTGGCGAGGCTGACATTGTTGCAGATGACCGAATCATTGACATTAAGTCAAGCTGGTGCCTGACCACTTTCCCTGTCTTGGCTGACCAAGGCAGAGATATTGGGTACGAATGGCAATTACGGGCCTACATGATGCTGTGGGACAAACCACGGGCAGATATTGCCTATTGCCTGGTTAGCACTCCAGACGATTTGATTGGCTGGGAAAACAAATCACTTCACCAAGTTGACCACATTAACCGGGAATTGAGAGTGACCATCGTGCCTTATGAGCGTGATGCGGTTTTGGAAGACAAAATCAAAATTAAGGTTCAAGCAGCCAGGGTCTACTATGACCAGGTTATCCAAGAAATCAGCAAACAACACATTTATTGAAAGCAAATTATGGCAAAAATACTCAAAGAACTTAGTTGCATCGTTGGAACATACACTAACAGCAAAGGCGAAAAAAAGAATCGCTACCAGCGAGTTGGTAGCATTATTCAGACCCAGCAAGGCGAAAGGGTAAAAATTGACAGTATTCCGCTGAAAGAAGGCGGCTGGGATGGCTGGGCATTTATTAATGACCCCAAGCCAAAAGAATATCAAGGATTGCCTAGAGACAACGAAGACGACATACCATTTTAAGGAAACATCATGGATAACGATGATGATTATGAGTTGGCGAACTGGATGCACCTGATTGCCACTTGCATTTTGGCGTTGTTTACCCTGGTTGGCGTTGCTGCGCTGGCTGGTTTTATTTGGGAAATGCTATGAATAGTGAAGAAGACGAATTTAAACGCATTGAGGCAGAAACCAAGCGCCGGACGGTTAAGGAAGAAAACAAGATTCAAGAATACAAAAAGCCGTGGGTTGGGCTGACACCAAAAGAAATTTTAGATTTATTTGACGCAAACAATGTTTATGGCAGCAAGTGGATTGAGTTTGCCCGAAGTGTTGAAACCAAGTTAAAGGAAAAGAACAATGGATAACTGGCCCTTCCCCACTGAACTGCCCAAGCCGCAACCAAGCAAACCGATACCTTTTAACCCAGAAAACTATGAGGATGCGCCGTGGTAATGTCCAAACAAATTCGTGATGCTTTGGCTCAATCGCCTGATGGCATGACTGCCAGACAACTGGCGCTGATGTTGGACGCAGAGCCGTCAGCAATCAATCGTTCGTTGACATTGATGCCAGACACTTACATTGACAGGTGGGAAAAATCGAGAAGCAAGTACGCTGCCGTTCACTGCCTAGCTTTTATTCCTGATGATTGCCCGTACCCACGAAACTAAATAAAGGGCCGGGTGCCAGCTTTGTCAATAATGAGTGCTTGACGCCTTGGCTTGTCAGCAATGCTGATGTGCGTCCAGGCATCGTATTCTCTGATGATTTGGTCATAGGGTAGCTTGAGCAAAGCCCTCACCACGGCATCAGGAACCATCCCAGGCACCCTAAAGTCTGCTGCCAAACCCAGCCTATGCTGCGATGTATCTTTGCTGCCCACGGCGTCATTGACGGCCTTGCTGCGGAATGCTGAGTTAATCATTACAGGCTTGCCGCCTAGCGTTGTTTTGACTGTTTCCAGAAACTCAGCCAACCGCTTTAAATTTGTTAACTCAGCAGCGTTAGGCGTGTTGTCCAGCAACCGGTGGTCAGTGTGCGTCAGTTCCGCAAGGGTAAAGTGCGGGGTCATTTTTTGCTTAACAAATCAGTTTTGGCCTGGCTCCCGGCACTAGAACCAAAATAATAAGCAATAATGCCTGTCCAAGCTGTGCCAAGTGACCCCAGCATCATCAGGATAGCAGGGTTGTTGGCGTCAATCTTGTTGAAGAACATCATCACCATGATGCTAAAGAATCCAATGGTCACAGCGCCAGCAAGCAATGGCGGCATCATGGACCTGGTGGCAGACTGCATATCTCGGGCGCTCTTGCGGTCCTCAACCTCCAGCTTTTCAAAGTTTAGGCCCAGCTCCTGCGCTTGCTTTTGCAGTTCAATCTCAGCCAACTTGACCTGGGCAATCTGTTCAGCAGACAATTTGTTGCTGCTGATCAAGTCGCCCACTTGCTCGGGGTCCACACCAATGGCTTTGGAGATAGCCGATACTGCCATGCCAGCCAGGGGGCCACCAAGAGCCGTGGCAATCGTTGGTGCAATTTGTTTTAGCCAATCCATTATCTGTCTCCAACAATTTGCCAGGTCAACCAGGCCACTAGGCCAACTATGGATGACACCAGCGCAGACCATAAACCAAAGTTCACAATGTCACTAATCTCTTCTGCTCTAATTGCCTTGGCATGAGCCACTTCAGCCTCTGCCTTCTTGCGCTCTGCCACCATGCGGTTGCGCTCCAGCATTAAGGCGTTCCAGACATCGTCATTGCCAGACCAGATCAACATCTGCTTTAACTCATTCTCTGCGTCCTGCAGTTGTTTTAACTGCATCACTGTTTCAAAAGCCACTGCCGTATCACTCTGACCAAACCCTTTTGGCTTCTTCTTTACTGACTCTTTCGCAATGACATCCTTGGCCTCAAAGAACTTCATCAAGTCGCCGCTGATGGCGTTGATGTCCTTGCCCATCTTGATAGCGGCTTGCACCCCTTTGATTGCACCTTGCGCTACAGCAAATGCGGTTAGCGGGTCAATCATTTTTTATTCCACATTTCAAATAACTGCTTTACTTTCTCCTCCAACACAGCAATCTTGATATCCATTTTTGCCAGCACAATGATGAGCGTTATCAGCGCCAACAGCATGGGCCAACCCTTTGCAAGTGCCTCAAAAAACTCCATTACCGCAGCGTCATTGACGCCAACACTACCCCGCCCATAGAAATTATTATTACGCCAGCTACTCGCATCAATACGCTTTCAATGCGTTTTAACCGAGCGTTAATTTGTGCGTAGCGTTCCGCACATACGGCTTCGTGGCTATTTAACCTGGCTTCAGTTTCAGTCATGATTTCACCCACGCAATAGTTGATTCATCCCAGCGGTACATTTTGCCGTCAGTGGGGTATGCAACGGGTGGTGTCCATTGGCAAGATTCTTCATTTAATAACCAACTTGCAAATGGCTTTGGCGCTATAAAAGCATCTCGGATTGCATCATATGTGTATCCTGCGCCTGCGTAGTTTTTACGGAATGTGGCGTTGTAACTGGTTTGTTTCCAATTGGTATAGCCGCCACTCCAGTTGGTTAAAAAAGTGATGCCTTTTGCTTCGCTTTCTACGCCGTTGTCTAGCAATTCATTGTTGTGTACGCAATGTACTTCTAACACTGTGTTTGTGTCATTAAGTTTTGCAAAATGTGCCATAGTATTCTTAAAAAGTAATTGAACCAGACCCGGTCCAGGTATACACTCTATACCCGCCTGCCACTGTGATGGTTGGACTACCTGTAGTGCTTGTTGCTGCTGCGTATGTGTCTGCATAGCGAATAATTACAACACCAGAACCGCCTGAACTTCCATTTGACGTAGGTGAAACACCACCTCCACCAGTGCCCGTATTAGAATTTCCATTCAAAATAGCAGTAGTGCCGAAACTTGCACCTCTGCCACCTTGGGCATAAGTTTGGCTACTGCCAGTAATACTATTAGACAGCCCACTACCAGCAACGCCACCAGTATTATTAATTCCATTGCCCCCTACTGATCCAGCGCCGCCGCCACCTCCACCATTATTGCCACTAGCATCCGCACTGCCGCCTGCGTTACCACCTGTAGTACCTGCACCGCCTCCTGCCGTACCTATGCCTGAGCCTGCACCGCCGCCGCCACCAGAACCGCCAGCAACGCCTGGAGTATTAATTGCTGAAGTTGGTGTACCACCACCACCACCACCCGTTGCAGTGATAGTACTAAAAATAGAATTATTACCATTTCCGCCATTTGTTGGAGTTGTAGTTCCAGCAGCACCACCAGCACCAACAGTTACGGTTAAAGATACACTTGCCGTTACAGCAAAATTAGAAGCAGTTAAATATGCACCCGCACCGCCGCCTCCACCTTGTCTATAACTACTAAGTGATGCCCCACCACCACCTCCACCAGCAACTACAAGATATTCAACTGTGGGTGTTATTTCATTAAAACTTCTTTGATTTTGATAAATTGCTTGTAATGCGCCACTCATGTCAAACCACTCCCACTAATTAACCAGGTTGTGCTAGTCATCTTAATTGCAGTTGCTGAACCGTACTGAGACAAACTTCGTGAGCCAGTAGTTCCCGCAGAAGACAAATACATGGTGTCCGTGGTAATTGCAATCGTCACAACTTGAGAAGTCATGTTTATAAACGTGATTGCAGTGCCAATTGCGTAAGCAACAGAACTGTTTGCAGGAATTGTGAATGTCCTAGCATTAGCATCAGTAGACGGGTGAAAGATTACTTTGCCCGAGTCTGCCAATACTGCCGTGTAAGCCGCACTCTGGCTGTTAACGGGAATATTTCTAAAACCAACCGCATCAGTGCCATCAACTGTACACGATGACAGTGTGCCGCTTGCAGGTGTGCCAAGTGCCGGAGTACTGGTAAAAGTAGGTGCCCCAGCACCACCAGATACAACAAATTGTCCTGATGTTCCCGCACCTGTAAAAGCTAATTCTGTGCCGTTGCCGTAGCCAACCCCGCCAGCAGTTGGCGTATTGTTGCCGTTAATAATCACTGCCATTTTATTGCTCCAAAAATTAAAGTACTGCCCAACGCTGATTTGGCTGCACTGTTACCGATACGCCGGTATTAACTGTCATATAGCCCACGCTCATGCCGTTGCTGCCAACCGTGATGGTTCTATTTGCCGAGATTGTGTTTTCATTTTCCACAATTGGCGTTGCGCCGCCGCCAGACACTGTTGCCCAGACACCATCTCCACGCCAAAAT